GCAAGTGAGATACCAGTATCATACCACAGCCTGTCTCTTCTACCATAGTTCTGAGGCGATGCATGATGCCGTCAATAGCTTTACGCTCATCGTTTTCTAATGTAGATAAAACTAACATGTGAAGGTGATCAACTACAATCCATTTACAATCTAGACCGATGATCATATAGCGTAGCTTACTGAAGATGTCTTCTAGGTTATTAACACCGTGATGTGCATGAATCCAAACACGACCATCGTTGTCACCCATAAAGACTTTCTTAAAGCAATCGTCTAACTGGTCGTCTGTGTATTGAGCCTTGACACTATCAAGGTGAAGCTTAGCGTTAGCCTCTACTGCCATGATACCTTCAGCAGTACGTGACCAGTTCTCCTCCAGTGCTACAACACCTACGTTATCTTCTGTATTATTAATCAACCAGTGTTCAATCTCTCTGGTTACTGAGGACTTACCCAAGCCTGTTCCACCTGTAAGGGTGACTAACTCACCTGCTCTCATACCTTCTAGCTTAGTATTAAGACCACGCCACGGGTAAGGTATAGCTGTTTTCTTTTCTAGTCTTAGCTGTTGATAGGCTTCAAACTGATCAGATAGATTTAATACACCAGAAGGCGTATAGACTTTAGCATCCCAAAAAGAACTGACGTATGCGGCGTGTCTACCTTGACGCAACATATCGTTAGCGTCTTTGTAGTCCACAGGCAACGTCATTATCTTAGCTTTCTTAGGTGTTAGTAGCTTTGCAATTGCTTGAGCGGCATCCTTGCCCACCTTGTCGTTGTCAAAGTTAATGACAACAGAATCAAATGACTCAAGGTACTCAAGACTATGCTTAACATCAGCAACGCCTCCTTGCGCTCCTGATTTTATAGATACGACAGGCCACTTACTACCCATAAGTTCGTAAGCGGCCATTGCATCGCACTCGCCTTCTGTTAATGTTATAAACTTACCACCCGCTTTGAATAGATTCTCTCCAAACAAGCCAACTTCTTTTGAGCTTCCTGCCCAAGAAAAGTTTTTATTCTGCATACGAATTTTAGTTCCTGCTAACTCGTGTCCATTGTAATACGGGTAATAATGCTTATCAATCTTACCGTTAACTGTAGTTGATCTAACACCGAACTTCTTAGCTGTAGCTAAGCTTATCTTGCGGTCAGTCAGTTCGTTAAAAGAAGCGGTAGGGTTGGGTGAAGAGGAGACTCTTGAACTATTCTCCATCGGGGTCTTCCTTTGATACCCTTTTAAATCCTTTGCGGTATCTGGTTGGTGTACTTCCGCTGTACTATAACTATGAAAATATTTCCTACAAACAAAACAGTAGGCCGACCCATCTGAATTGATGGAAGCCCCGTCAGTAGACCCACATGAATCATCCTGACAGGGTTGGTGCAGTTTAACGAAAGCCATTCGGCTTACTCCTCGGTGGTTTCTACTTCCTCTGTAGACAATGCCTCTTCCGTGAGGTGGTTAGATTTAAGATCAGTCATCAATGCAACTGTCGCGGCTTGCATCAACCCCACAGTCATTGAAGCTTCTCTAAGGTTTTTATTTGCTTCTACTAGGTGGTTTAGAACTGCCCTACCCTCGTCTGAGAGTAGGTCTGATTCATATTCCACGCCATCCACTGTTACTGTAGTCATTACAACTCGTCCTCCATTTCACTATCAAGTGCATCAAACTCCGCTCCGTCTGCTGATCCAACTTCTATTAAGCTGAGAACCTGCATAGCTTGAAAGTCTAACCCGTAAAAGGTCTTGCCTTTCCATTCCGATTGCCATTCTTTATACTGAACTTTAACTTCAGAACCGTTACCTATTCTAGCATCTAATGGATTTTTATATGCGTCCACTAATCGTGGAGCAGGTCGTATCATACCATTAGGGCCATTCACTTTGCGTTTGATTACAATCGCAGGGCCTTCATCCATCTCCTTAATACTAAATCCTCGTGATTTAAAATCTTCAGCAGTAACCTCATCAACAACTAGATTAACAGAATACACTGGTTCAAAAGTTGTGTTGGGTGTAGTTGCTGATACCCAGTAAGCTGTACCTTGTAATATTGCCATGTCGCTTTTCCTTTTATTGGTTTTAAAATTGAATGTGGATTGTACCACGGGTAAATAAAATATGCAAACTATTTTTTAAACGCTGTCTGCATTAGCGTATCGTACTCAGTACTATCAATTATAAATTGTATTACAGTTTGCTCCTTAACATTGTACATAGCACACGCCCTGCTTAATGGAACCTTACCATCGACTACATCTGTCGCGGCTCTAGCTGTTGCAATTGCGGCGGGGCTTGGGCTACCTGATATGCTTTCTGCAAACATTATTTCTTCTCCTCGTCTATCATAAGTTCTGAAATGTATAGCAACTTAATTGCAACTGCCAGTGTTATAGTACCTACAAATAATAAAACAATATTATATATCATATAAACCTCACTTTAATAATAGAAAAACAACTGCAAAAAAGTATGCAATTGAACATAGGAGTAAGAACCTAATCACTCTTACAATTGCTACAGGCTTAGGATCTTGCTCCATTACATTATTCTTTATCCATCTCAGAAACCCAAGGCCAGTGTCGCTCAGAAAGTTTACTGCTTTTATCATCATCTTCTTTTAACTCCTCTCTATTGTATTTAAAGATAGCATCAAAGTTTGAACTGTACTTCTCTGCGTCTACCTTACGTTGTCTATCACCTTTGCCACCATGCGTAGCATCACCCATCTTAATCGTCCATCCATATCTTACCTAGCGTGATAATCATAAACGGTAACATCAGCACTGTGCCTTCAAAGGATGCCGTACCTGCATCGCCTGTCTCTGAATTAGTTATCCACACTGGTCGGCTGTCTGCAAACTCAAGGTCTAAACCTACACCGTTTCGTAGGTCAAGACTCAAGTAGTATTCTCCAAATGATTTAGTCATATCTTTATTTCCTATAAGGTTTAATGTATTCACCGACAGTCAGGTCGGAACTAACAATATGATTTATAACTACTCCCCACTCAGCAATAGTCCAATACTTCTTATCGCCAGAAACTATATCAAGTAGAGCATCTTGTAAAGCATATTCATTTCTATCAAAAATGTAGCGCACCTTGAGATGCGCTTTAGAGTCTAAGGTAAATGGTGCTACTGGTATTTTCATTAAGCTACCTTTAAGAATGGGTGAGAGTTCACAGCCTGTCTAATCAATTGCTGTCTGTCGTTCTGGATTGATGCAATGTTTAGCTGACTAGACTGCCGCACTGCGCCAAAGTGTGTAGACCAATCAGTCATAGCATTGTACACAGCCCAGTAGTTGTTGCCAAGTCTTTTACGATATACACTGGAGTATACATTCCACATATATTCTAAGCTTGTGTTACGCCTTGGCATGGCATTTAAATGGGACACCGGATTAGGATTAGATGCAACCTCATTTAAATCTAACTTAACTCCAAGTGCATTACAGAAGAATGCAAAGGCCGCCATGCCTGTAGTTTCAGTCTGTTGCCACTCTCTCCAAAGCTCTCTCTCGTTTTGAAATACATCGAGCGCCTTGATAATAACATTAGAACCGTGGTCAATGTCTAAGGATTTAGTGTGCTTAGCTTTGTAGATAGCCACGCCCCCACTGATAAAGACTTGAAGATTAGTACACGCTGACTGTGTTGCCGCCACGCTCATAACAAAAGGCCAAGTACCATCTAAAGAAGTCATGGTCAACAAGCTAAGACTAGCCCTATCTCCATCCCCTGTTTCGTATGTATGAGCAGGGAGGTCATGGTGTATAAACATCCTAGCCCCATTGTGACTTGTCCTTATCCTCTCTGTAATACCTGTAGTATCCAGTGGGCTACGCTCCAATAAGATTCTAGCTGTATCAATACAGGACTTAGGCTGTAAGCCATTGTAGTTACGACCATGAACACCTAACTCTTCGCATGTATCGGTACGATAGGTAACATTCTTGGTACTCTCATAGGCATCAAGGTAAGTCAATGGTGCAGTAGCTATATCAAAGTCAGCTTCACCATAACCCCCATCCCTTAGTGATTGAATATCACTGTTGTTGCTAAACATATTAAGTATAGTACTCATCTTTCTTTTTCCTGTTTTGGTTTAATAAAATTAATGATAACATAATTTAAAACAAAATGCAAGCTATATCTTATTTCCTTTTCCTCTTGACTTTCAAGCTGATCTATGCTATAATAGACTTTATAGTTTAAAAAGAAAAGAGAAAAGAAAATATTAACATAACCCTTCATAGTCTTTATAGACTATATAGTGAGATCGGTTTCAACCTCCAAAGCATAATCATCCTCATGTACAAAGGCATCCGCTACATCTCTATAGGTTAAGAGAGAAGAGAAACAAAGGTTACACTCCGCTGTCTGGTCGTGGTGTTCTACAAACATTGTCAAGCACGTTGAACATTCATGGTAGTTGTGCATTGTCTTCATCCTCCGTTGTAAAGATTTGATAGTGAGTGTCCACTACCCTTGAGTCGTACTGTTTATAATAGTTCTTAGCCTTGGCAGACTTCAAAGCCTCCTCCTCATTGGAGGCCGCAACATCTATCATGTAGCCGCGCACCTCCGACACCATCACCTTGTAGGTTTGGATGGGTTTATCCAGATCTATCTGGCTTACTAACTTAGGTATTTTGTTAGCGGTCATGTGTTGATAACCTCCATAGTAAGTGCTAACTGTTTCTCAATCTCACGCAGTCTGTGAAAGTCTGAGTTTAAAACACTGATAGCCCTCTCGCTCAGCCCCTCTTCATTGAGGTCAGCCATTAAGCTGTCGCGCATCTCTTCAAGTATAGCTATCAGAACCACAAAGTTCTCTTCTGTAAGTACTGTTGTCTCGCTTGTAATTGTAAACATCTTATCTCTCCACTGTTACTTTAAAGTCTGTCGCATCTAGCTCAGCCCTGACCGCATCCATGACCTTGGTTTCTAGTGCATCGTCGATCATAACTTCTACTGAGTATGAATCGGGTAGGTCTAAGTCAGACAGAGCAGACTCAACCTTATCATCAACATCACAGTTATCAACCTTTTCTTCCATG